ACCCAACAGGGCGGATTCCTCGGCCAGCTTGAGCTGATAAACGCCGCGCCCGTTGATTTCCGAAACCAAAAAGGCAAAATCTTCCAGCATTTCATCCGAATACTGGACGAACCCGCAAATCTTTTTGTACGGGCTGGTTACGGCTGTGGGATCATCCACATGGAACTGAGGCTTTTCCTCGCCCTCGGCCTTGAAACCGACATCACCTTTAAGCGTACCCTCTACGAGCCACGAAACGGCAGCCGAATCGGTAGTGCCCTGAGAGAACAGGTCCGCTACCTGAAGACGGCGACGGGCCGTCACCAAACCCGGGATAAGCTCAGTCGACCACGGCATAGCCGATGTCGGGTTCTTCTGAACGTCCGTACTCTCCTTGAAACCCAGCCACTCGGGAGCAGCCACGCTCACGCCGCGCGTGCCCTTGATCTGTACCAGGCGAGGGCCAACAGCTTTGACCACGAACTCGCCGAGAGTCCGCGCCGTCTTCTCTTCAGAGGCCTTTTCTTCGACCACGTCAATACCCTTGATGGAATCCATGATGTTTTTGGACTCCAGCAGGCTGTTCAGTGTCTCACGGGCAGCCGCCAGCTCCGCGGCCAGTCCCTTGACCTCGGCCACACGGGCACCAAAACCGCCACTCTTGGACGCCTCGGCCGTGGCCTCCTCAAGCTTTTCATTGAGGCCCTTGATGTGGGCCTGAAGTGCACTAATGTTCACTTTTCCTCCTCAATGCCCAACAGGGCCATAATTTCAGCCATAGGAACACCCTTCTGGCCACCATCATTAGGAATTTCGGGACCATCCTCATATGCGTCGAGTAGCTCCCCAAGAGCCTCATAGGCCCTTCTAATCAAATCCATATTCTTGGCCGAAATAGCTCGGCCGGCCTTAACCTCGGTAACTTTCGCAGCCGGGTTAGCTGGGATAGGTACAACAGAAATTTCAAACAGCTCAAGCTCCTTGAGCTCGGTGACGTCCTGCCCCATCGAATAATCTAGAACCTGATACCCAAAACTCATGGAGTCGAGACGGCCGTCCTTCAGCTGTTCATAGACAATACGACCATAAGTATCACCGGAAAGATCCAGTTGAGCATCAAACTTCAGCCCATAATCATCTTCGACAAGAGTCAAAACCCTGCCAATATTTGCTCTCGGATCCTCCATGTTGTGTCCGTAAAACACCGGCACAACTTTTTTACTCAAACTTATTTGATGCAGAAACGAACTAAATGCCCCTCTGACTACAACATCGCCGTAGGAATCCTTGTTGCCGAATACAGACGCATACCCAGAGATACGCCCCTCTCCCTCATCAGACGCTTTTACTTTCAGCTCAAAATGCTTGGTCTTCACCAATTCACCACCACTTCACATCTGCAATTTGCCACCTCAGCCGGATCATTAGAAGCGGAGTCTCCCGGCCATCTCAGCCCATTAGAAAACTCGTCATTCAGCCCAACAGTCTCACCATTCATGGCGGCATGCTCAGCCCTTGGATTGCTACTGGTAGTAACCCAAGTCTTTGTCCTTGCATTATTCTGGCGACCAGCCTCCAAACGGCCCCACGAATAATCCCACAGGGCCAGGCCCATCCCGAATTTCAGGGCAGCTTCATCCCCATGATCCGGGGCATCTTCCCAAGCCTTTTCCACACCTCCGGCACGAGCCTCGAGATAATCCTCGGTCCTATCCGGGTCATAGTCCCCATGGCCGTTCTCCCGCACCACACTCCGGCCGGCACGTGACGTAGCGCCCATACTGATGGCCTTCAGCCGCCTAACCCGGCCTTGGTCTTTGGTGTTGCCAGAGAGCACACCCTGGTACTCTCTGGCAACACCCGCAACCCAGTCCGGAAAAGTCCGCCCGGACTTTGACCGTACCCCGGAGTCGGAGGGTGCGGAATCCTGAGGACTGGCCTGCCCACCTACCAAAACATTCAACGGTGTGACAAGATCATCCCCGCCGTCCACAGCTCGCAGATTAAGCCGCGCCCGAGCCTCATTCGCACTCATATAAGGCCGTCCCACAGCCGACTGGAAAAACTGCGACTGTGCCTCAAAATCACCCTGCAGCTTCTCGGCTACATTGAACTCCACATAGATGCCTTCCTCGTCCCCCATCATTGGCAGCAGCCAGGCGTTAAGCGCTGACTCGAGCTGCGCAATAAGCGGGCCGAGGGTGTCGCCATAAAGCATTTTACGGAATTCTCGGACGTTCGAATAATTCGCGTTATCCAAAACACCAATCATGGTTGGATTCACATGGAATACGCTCGCCACTGTGGTGAACGACAGCTGTACACCCTCAATGTATTGCTGATCCGTAGCGGAATAGTCCACCCTGTTGAGGGTCATACCATCCTCGAGAATTGGGGTGCCGCCGGCATGGGAGCCGGACCCGGTATATTTAGCATACCAATCCTCGCGGAAACTTTCTCGGGCAGAGTCGGACCATCTGGGTGCCCCGACAGGGCGCTCCAGAACAGCCGACACACGGCCGCCACGGGCCCACAGCTGGCGGCGGTATTTCATGGCCTGAATCTGCTCGGCCAGCACATCCTTCAGGGCGTCCAGGGCAGGACTGACGCCCGTGACACTAGACGGGCTGTAGCCCTCGATGGCAACAATCCGCGAACGATCAATAACGGTGCCACCGGAATCCCCCCAGCCGATGTTGTACTCAGAGATCCCCAAGGCGTCTTTTTTGTGCGGCGTGACCCACACGGGCGGTACCCTGTATACTTCCCAGCCATCCGCTCCTGCGTAGGGGATCAGATAGGTTCGATCATACAGGGCCAGGTCCACAACAGCTGCATAGACCAGATCGTACAGGGTCATCGTCGGATTGGCACGGCGGCTCGAAAGCCACGACCCCACACCGGATGTGGTGTCCCGTTCTCTGTCGGTTTCATTGACCCGGCGATAGGCATGCAGCCCAAGATGGGCAATATTGCGGCCCAAAAAGGCCACCACAGTACGAAGATGGGGTTGAGTCTTGTACATCTGGGACGCGGTCATTCCACGGACGTGATGGAGTGCTTCATCAAGATCATAAGATACCCCACCAATGTACACGGGGGTTCCGCGAAAACCAAGGCGCCTCTTCAGCTTGTCCAACCAGCCCACTAAATTGACTCCACTCTGCCCCCTCCTTCATATTGTGAGCTAGCTTCATTGTACATCATTTGGACATACAACGCTGTGACAAGCGCACTGATGCCGTCAATTTTTCCACGAGACCTCTGTTTGTCTGGCTTCACATTCCCAGCGGCATCAGTGTAAGGTACTAGACACGAGACCATCCACCGCAACACAGGATCTCCGCAGTGGTCGATAAGTGGCGGGTCCGCCATCGTCATGCGCTTCAACTCTTTCAGAGGGGCTGAAAGCGTCACGGCACCCTGCCGGACCTTCTCCATGACCAGGCCGTCCTCAGCCAGTTGATTGGTCAAATGGGTGGAATTCCACGGATCGAATCCGAGGCTCTTGATGGCATATTTTTCAGCGTCCTCTCTGACGCGCTCCCGAATAAAATCATAGTCAGTAACATTTCCCGGAGTTACTGTTATCCACCCCTGACGTACCCATTCACTGGCCGCCAGTTCCGTCATATGATCCAACCGATCCAAAGCAGCCTCGGGAAGCCAGTAGTGGCCCCACACGCGCGTAACGCCACTCTCCTGAGGACACGTGTACATCAGGGCACAGAGGTCCGACACAGCCGCGAGGTCCATCCCCCCATACACCGTGGCTCCAGCCATATCATCCGGGGTCCAGCTGCCATCCCCAGCCGCATGATCCCAGTCCTTGATGGGGATATACGCTTCTTTTTGGTTCGCCCGCATACCCAGATGAAGCCGCTTAAATGTGGCCCGATCCGCCGCATTGGCCCGCGCTTTATCCGCCTGAGCACGCATAAAGTCTGGGCTGGGGGTTTCGGGGTAAAGCGGATTGGCGGCGTCCCACACAGCCTCATCATAGATATCAGCGTCGTCTGGCGCGGCCCACACCACCCCATACATTCTGGGGGCTTTGAAGTCTCCTCGGGCGACACCCTCAACCATCGATCGACGCTTGTCATATGGTGTGTGGATACGCCCCTCGTCGGCCGTTGTGATGATCATGGAAAGCGGCTGTAGCCTGGCCCCGGATCCGGATTCCAGAGCCTCCAGCAAGGCCCCATCCCTGTGGACATGAAGCTCATCGCAGATAGACGCATGCGGGTTGGTGCCATGTGCCAGCTCACCGCGAGACGACACCACCTTGATGACAGAGGATGTTCGCGGCTGCCGAATTTCATTGGTTACTGTTCTTACCCCCGCCTTTTGTAGTAGCGGCGAGTACGTGGCCAAATCGTGAAGCGGCTGGAAACAAGCCTTGGCCTGGTCCCTTGATGCCGCGCCAATGATTACCTCGGCGCCACCCTCGCCGTCGCCAAAGGCCATGGTCATGGCAATTGCACTGGCAAGAGTCGACTTTGCCCCCTTACGTGGCATTTCGATGAACGTTTCCCGCCTCAACCGAATCCACCGCTCGGCGAGCTCATTCCACACCTGCCAGCCAAAAAGCGGCGCGATAATGTATGCGATCTGGGTGGCAGCCAGTTCCAGGGATTTACCAGCCCACCGGCCCTTGGTGTGCTTTAGGCAGCCAATAGTCTTGACCGCCCGATCCACAGCAGCCGGGTTGAACCGTACGGGCTGTTTGTTTACTTCTTCAGGGGGATTCGGTGTACGCCAAAGAGGCGGCTTGAGCCGCCCCCTGATTCCTCGAGAGTTGAGATACCACTGTATCTCATCTTCGATGTGTGCTGCAAAATACTTATCAGACAAACGGGTTGAACTCCTCTGAATCGTTTCGTCTACCCTGACGCGACTTGGGTGTCAACCTCAGCTCCTTCATGATTGCCATGGCTGCTCCCGAATGGAACCTCATCGTACTCTCTGCTGGGCTCTTCGCTGAACGGTTATGCCCGCCGTCATGAACTGACACGGTACCCGACTCAATCATTTCATTATGAGCCAGCCTCACGATATGAAAATGCCGGATAAGCATTTCTAGAGCCCAAGAGTCAGCTAGAGTCAGGTTCCCAAGACTTTCTTCAGACAGTGTGTGCATGAACTGCGCCCACAGGTCTGCCAGGACAGGACTGGCTCTAACCATTGCCGGCATTTCAGGCCCGGGAATAGTGCTTTCGGTAGCGCTATTACTATATTCCGTTGATTCAACATCTTCAATAAGTCTCACTAACAATCCCTTTCTCACATAAACGTATTTTTAGTCATATCATTCATAACATTGCCACGGTTCAGCTTTGCTTTTTTGTTTTAGTGATCTTGACCCCCTTATCCTTGTGGCATATGTTTTTCTTTTATGGCAATTCCTGCAAAGTGTTTGAATTGCATTTGTGTCCAATAGAGCTTCTATTGTTTTTAATGCACTCTTACCTTTTATGTGGTCGACTTCCGTTCCGACACAACCGCACATAGCGCAGAACGGATGCTCCGCAATCCACGCATCCCGAACCTGTTTCCACAGCCTCTTCCATGCTGAGGGAACCTCGTCCCATCCTGCACCGCGCCAGCCCCCGCGGCGCTCCCTTCGGGTCCGCCCCACAGGGCAATCGCACCACTCGGCCCCCCGGCCGGAGGGCAGCAAACCATGGCAGTGGGGGCATCGGGTGGGGGGGGTCATCGGCATGGGGGGGTCTCCAAACCAGGGAGGGGGTCTTGCGTACCCACCACCGTTTCGGATGGGGGGCCTTCATCAAGCCGCCGGGTGTCATGCTCCGCGAATCCTAGCCTACCAATCCTTTGAGGCAGCCACTGTTCGTGGTGTAGCGGCTTTTCCTCCTTTAGGGCCCCATACTCTTCAAACTCCGCCCCAACTCTTTCGGCGAGCCTCCTCAGCGCGGCCTCCTCCTCGATCGACTCACCATGCAGTGAAAACCTCACGGCGTGTCCTCCACACGGCTGTCCTCCTCGGAGACCAGGCCCCTGACCCAGTCATCAGCTTCGGCCACATCATATGTCCTGCCTATTTCTCGACCATTGCTGAATGCGATGAGCACCGGGTCACAATCGAGTTCGAGACAACTGAAATCACACCCTTCGCTGCTTGTTGCTAGATAAGCGGTCACAAATGTTTTAGGACAGTACCGTCCATATAGTACAAATTTCACGACAGTACCCCCAATATCTGCTTCCGTGTGCCGGGACCCCATGAAGCCACTCGGAGCTTCAACTCACCGTCGACAATGACATCCATTGTGGGAACGCTCTGGATCCCATCAATGAACTTGTCGCTCAGATCAACCTTGATCAGCTCCACATCCCATTCCCTAGCCCACACCTTGACCTTAGACCAATACATTTGACACGGCCTGCACCACTCAGCCGAGTAGTAAACAAACTTCATCCTATTGCCTTTTCGACTATCTTCCGAAACTCCAGCGCATTATCTCCAAAGTCCTCAATTTCCACTCGCTCACCGTCGCTGAGCACAACCCACAATCTGGTTTCATCCCCACTGGAAATAAAACAACTACTACCCCACATGGAGCACAATTCCTCTATCCACCAACGGATCCGGTCGTTAGTGTTTTGAGCATGGTAAATGAAATCGACCATTCTCGCTCCTCGCGATTGATAGGCACCGTTCGTGCCCTTCCACGCCCGGTGTCCACAAATTACGATCATCATGAAATGTAGCAACCTTCTCTGCCAAATAGTAGCCGAGCTACCGCACTGTTACCAGTGTACTGCACAATTCTCGGGCAACTCTTCGCCCGGCCACTATTTTGAAGGCCTTTGAATTTTGCCCTCTTCAATCGCCTTGTACACCTTCGCCTCCTCCCCACAGAATTCCTCAATGTTGCTGAAAAACTCTTGAATACAAATGGAGACTACGGGGATATCTGACCACTCACCCACCTGCCAGCAGCGGGAATTGGCCCATGCAGTGCCATATTCCTTCTCCCCGTTCCCCAATTCCACGACAGCAGGAAGGGCATACGTTGCCTCCACACGGCCCCCCCAGACCTCGATTTGAAACAGGTGATCCTGGTCAAGGCTGACCGTCAGCCACGCAGCCTCATCACCCACGCTGAGGCACACATCCCACAGGCCAATCCGGGCCCTCCCATCCGCAGAGAATGTCCCCATGCCCGGGAACACACGACGACCAATTGCTTTCAAGACCAATTCGCTGCTGAACATGATCCCATCATGCCACACCCCGGCCTCAACGCAAAAAACTGATCAATCCAAACTGTTCACCACCCCGCGGCCGGGGTCCCTCGATGACGGGGGCCGCGTCAGCGGCCCCCCGTCATTGGGGGTGGCCGCGGGGGCCACACTGCGCTTGCGCACCGCCCCCCTTTAGGGGGGCGGGCGCAAGCGCAGTGGCCCGCTGGCCCCAAAACACTCATTACTACGTGCGCGCGCGCGCGGGGGTGAGGGAGGGGGGGGGGGGGGTGAGGGAGGGGGGTACGGGGGGAGGGAGAGGGGTGAACACCAATGGACACACGCCGGAGCTGTGGTCGACGCCCACCGACGTGCCAGACCCGCCGACACCCGTGGCGTGCCCTGGAATGCGCCGCGATTACTCGTCCGGTAGTACTCAGGACGCTTCAGCAGGGTCGGTCTGGTACTCTAGGACCCCCCAGGTCTGAAAGGACCTAGAAAACCAACACGCAGGAGTAATCATGGGATGGATCTGCCGGATCTGTGGAGACCGGATCGTCGGGCTGAAGCTCGAGCACTGCCCGCTGTGCCACGAAACGTTCACTTGCACGGCTGCCGGGGACATGCATCGTGTCGGCAGGCACGGCGTTACTGCCGGCCCGAGTAGGCGCCGCTGCCTCACCCCTGAGGAAATGCTCGACAAGGGTATGACCCGCAACACGCGCGGCCGCTGGGCCACCGGGAGGGCCGAGGATAGGTTCTGGGACTTCCCGAAAGAGTGAGCACTCCAAATTGTCCATTTGTGGACACCCCACGTAGTGGCATGGCAGAATAGGGGCCATGGAAGACATCTATGAGGAAGCTACTCGTGGCTACGACGTGACAAGGGCCATCGAGTCCCGCATCCATGGACTCATTCGGGACGCCCGAAGTCTCCAGATCATCATGTCCGGGTCGGGGGTTTTCGTCGAGACGACATCGATTGCGCCTCACGGAGAGCGAACAGTTCTCGGCGGGTTCACCAGGCCGTTGGAGGCCCTAGGCTTTGTGTGGGCCTGGTTAATCGGCCCCTACGGGATCATCCGGGACGTTCGGTTTGTCAAAACCAGGCCGGGGGTCTACGAGGTAGATCCCGATGCCCTCATTCGGGACATCGGGATCTACCTTGAAACCCGCACTGTCAAACCTCAGGAGTAACCATGACCAGGAAATTCAAAAACGTAGGCCACAGGTGCCGGGAAGTGTATACTCCCCCGTATGATTTGGCCCACCTGGCCCGAATCATTCACAACGGCGCCGACGAGTGGGATAAATGGAATGTTTATCTCACCATCGGCTGTAGCGGGAACTACATATTCGGTCCGTACAGGGTGGAGATAGATACATCGAACGGGATGTGGCGTATTCAATCCGCGGAGACCATTTATGAGCTTCGTACGGGGGAGGGCCGGACAGAAGCAGAGGGGGATCTGCAGGATTGTTCTCCGAAGTCAATTCATACTGTACTGAAGAAAGTAGACTACAAATGAGTGTCGATTCAATCATGGCTCTCGCCAAACAGGTGGGTGAGTCGGAGATTATTCCATTCTTCAGGGGGTGCGGAGAATACACCCTGATAGAAGTGGAAGATCTACTGCACAGCTTGGTGGCGGCTCTGGGACATCCATCCCCGGCCTACCGGGAACGTCTCCGTATAGGTCTTCTGAACGACATCTGGAATCAGGTGTACGGGTTCAATCAAGCGGATTACTTGAAGTGGCTCGTTCTGGAAAGAATTGAGCACCGAGTCCGGGTAAGAGGGATTGATGACCTCAATCAGGAACTTCGAGTGCTCGCCAATCTGTGGGATGCAGCCGGTCTCAAAGAGGACTTGGATGAGGAGTGCGAGGCAGTCGAGGACTGGGATAACCAGTTCTTGATGGAAACTTACTCCAGCCAGCAGCCATCCACAGATGCTGTGGAGAACACGGTGGGACGTGCAATTTACTATATCTCCCATGGGGACATGTCTGGAACGGTGTCGGCTCGTGAAGCTGTGGAATACTTTGAGCGGGTCGTCTAATGACGGTCGCCGATCTTATGGAAATTCTCAACGACACGAATCCGGAAGCTCCTATATTTCTGGACTATTCCGGGTTAATATTCGAGGCGGATGCCGTGGAAGTGCGAAATGGTGAAGTCTACATTCAAGGATATTGGTGATGAGTAGAGTAAAGTATCCCGATGACATTATAAGGGCTAGAAGGCAGTCCATCGAGGTGGCTGAAAACCTCGATGTGTGGGTTGACGGGGACGAGTTCATCCTTGAACTCTTCAAGGATGAATATTCCTCCCACAAGGAACTTGTCGACGCCCTTGACGAGGCTGCATCCCTGATCTTGGGGGATGGGCCGGTGGACTCGGTGTGGTTCATCCGGATCGATGGTGTGTGGAGGGCTGACATGGGTTCCTTGTGGGCAGATATTCATGCCTGTGGGAAAAAGCAGCGGGTCCATTGAGCGTGACGAAGCTCTCTCTCAGGAGGCCCACCAGAAATGAACACTCTAGAGTGATCACTTCTGTACCTCACCCCAAACATGGACTAGTATGTTCCACATGAGTTATTTCACTGCTGCCACTCAGGGCCTCAATGTCGCATCCGGGTTTCTCAAGCAAACCAGTCGTCTCTTCAGAGACGCCGACGCTGCTTGGATCGAGTTGACCTACTCTGGCTACGAGCTCTCGATTTTAGGTGACATCCAATCCACCAGCTCCTCTTTGGAGGAGGCTATTGAGGAAATGGACACGGCGCTGCTTCACTCCCATACCAGAGGCCTTCCCGATGGACTGGAGATCATCCCCGTCACAGATGGCGTGTGGGGCGTCGACATGGCCGATCTGGTTCGTCGCGCCCGAACGGCGCTCGAGTCACTTTGACAACCCAGCTGGGGCCCTGCCCTAGCGCCAACCACAGGAGTAGAATATGACACTGATCTTCACGCTCATTGCAATCGCGATGTTCGCTTCCATGGCGCTGATTGCCGCCTTCCCCCTCACGCGATCCCCGCTGTGGGATGCTGCCTTCACCTATTTCTTGTATGGTCTTGGCACCATCGTTGTGATTCTCGGCGTGGTCGGGTTCATCGGTTCAGTCTCGGGGCTTCTGTGACTGTCATGGAAGCTGCTGGGCTGCTTGGCTTGGCCGGCGGTACTGTGCGAGAATACTGCCGCGCAGTGGGTCTCCAAAAGGTCAGTGGGCAGTATGACATCGATCCCGAGACCGTTGAAGAATGGCGCCACAATCCTCCTGCGGTGGCTGCTTTGAGGAGAGCAGCTGCAACTGCCGTGAAGGATGATCTTGATGGGCCGCCCATCAAGATGTGTGTATTTGAACAGGTTCCAAACGTGCAGGTAGCTCGTGAGGCCCGTCGGAAGCGGCTGCTGGCCGCTATTAGGGAGGCAGGTATCTGATGGTTTGCTATAGGGCTAAAACCCGTCCTTATGACCACCAAAGGGAGGCGCTGAAAACACTACTTCGAAACGGCTACGGCGGGGCTCTCTTGATGGAGCCCCGGACAGGTAAAACCAAAACCTGTATCGACTGGGCAGGCATCCTCAGATCCATTCCAGACCGGGATCTGGACGTCGTGGTGGTTTTTGCCCCAGTGGTGGTGCTCCCGGTGTGGGAACGTGAGCTGGAGATACATTGCGGAGTACCGTATGACGTTCTTCTGTGGGACGCTAAAGCACGGTCCAGGAAGGTCACCCCCACACCGGGGAAAAAGCTTTTGTGGGTTCTCGTGAATTACGAGGCCCTCTCAGCCGGCGGTCGGGTAACAAAGTCCGGCAATGAGTCCACAAAAGCTGGACGCGGGTGGGTTAAAAATACCCTTAAAAAGCTCTGCGGGAGGTACCACACGGCAATTGTTTTGGATGAGAGTCATTGGATTAAATCGTGTTCCAGTAAAGCTGCGATGGCCCTTTTTACGATAGGGTCAAAAGCAGAATACCGGGTACTCATGTCTGGTACCCCTATAACTAAACATAACAGGCCGGATGATGTCTATAGCCAATGGAAGTTTCTGAACCCGGAGCGTTTTTTGGATGTTCCAACAAAAATAGACTTTATGCGCCGGTACTCGAACCCGGTCTCTAGCAAGTACGGATATTCTCAATTCGAGGGTGTTCGTAACGAGGATGAGCTTCGGAGTCGTATGATGGAGGATTCCTACACGATTACCCGTGACGAATGCTATGACCTGCCGGAGCGCACCTATGAGAGCATCCCTGTGGTCCTGTCGCCCGAGTCCCGAGAGGTCTACAACTCGATCAAGTCCTTCGGTGTGTGGGAGGGGGTCGCCGCTACCCATGCCCTGTCCCGGCTCACTGAGCTGACCAAAATTACTGGGGGGCATGTAGGGGAGAATTGGGAGGTCCTCGGGGCGGAGAAACTTGAGGCCCTCCAAGGCATCATCGACAGCCATCATAACGAGGGCACACCGCTGGTCGTGGCTGCCCGCTACCGGGCCGAGATAGCTCGAATACAGGCTCTCTGCCAGTCCGTTGGGGTGCCGTACATGACGATTCAGGGAGGGTCTGACACAGCAGCAGAGCTGAAGCGTTGGAGGGACCTTGACGGCTGCCGGGTGATGATCCTCCAGCCGCAATCGGGGTCCCTTGGGATCGATCTCAGGGAGGCTGATCACCTGGTCTGGTACTCCTTGGTGTACCAGTGGACCGACTACTCCCAGACGTGCGACCGTATCGCACTCTGTGAGAACCCGACCACGATCACTCACCTGCTGGCTCAAGACACCGTGGACTGGGATATCGCCCGGATTCTGCAGGAAGATGAGGACGTCGTGGAAACTATCATGAGGGGGGGAAATGTCTGAGGAACAGTATCTCAGTGCCCTGAAGCTGGTCAGGGATGCCGGATCGTATGTCGATGACCGCACCGGTGTGGGCACCTACTGGTATCACGGCGTCGATATGAGATTCTGGTTGACTGGCGGGCGGGTTCCACTCCTGCAGTCCAAGAAAGTCAACTGGCGAGTAGCCTTGGACGAGCTTCTGTGGTTCATTCGGGGTGGGCACAACATTGGCTCATTGAACTCCCATATTTGGGACAGATGGGCCGACCAGAATGGGGGATTGGGGCCTATTTATGGCGTTCAATGGCGCGGCATGGGAGCCTGCCGGACGGATCAAATCTCAGCAGTTGTTGAGGGGCTCAGGAAAAACCCGTACTCTCGCCGACATGTGGTGTCTGCATGGATTCCGGATGATATCGACGATATGGCTTTGCCTCCGTGCCATACAATGTTTCAATTCAATATGGACATGGAAAGGGGCCTGTATTGCTCTCTTTATATGCGAAGCGGGGATATGTTTCTTGGAGTGCCATTCAATATTTTTGAATATGGCGTTCTGACGTATATGGTGGCCAAACTCGTGGGTGCCCAGGCCCGGGAATTGCGGGTATATATCTCCAATGCCCACATTTACAAGAACCATCTGGACCAAGTGAATGAACAGCTCAGCAGGAATTATCGGTATCAATTCCCCACTCTGACAGTGTCGGGGAATCAAGAGTCAATTGATGATTTCAGAATAGAGGATTTTGACATTAGCGGGTATCACCCGCTCACACCACTCAAGGCCCCAGTGGCCATTTAGGAAAAGCATGAAAAAGATTTTTGACCGTCAGAGGTACCTCATGGAAAATGTTTACCATCTGGGGTATAGCAATGAGGATATGATTGATTCTTACCGTACTACATCACTAGCACTGGTGGATGAGATTATGGAGGCACTCCACCACACTCCGTGGAAGCCCTGGTCTAAGCAGACCTCGTGGGGCTGGGAGGGGCTCCACGAAGAACTTGTAGACGTGTTTACACTCCTCGTTCAGCTATGTATCATAGCCGGCGTGGGTCCAGAGGACTTGGAAACTTGGTATTTCCAGAAGTCCAGGATCAACGAGGATCGGCAGAAGTCTGGGACGTATGGTATGGATAGTGGGGTGTCCAGACTTTCCAGACATCAGATAGATGCCCTGTATGATGTGGCGGAATGTGGAGAGTGCACCACGGATAAGGTGGGGTGCTTGCTGCTGTCCCCCACAGGGGACGAGGTCTACGGGTACAATAAGTCTTTGGATGGCGTGCCATGCACACATAAGCCATCTGATGGGTGCCCGGGGCGTACTATTCATGCAGAGGTTGCTGCTCTCGCCGAATCGGTGAGGTCGGGCGTGCCAGTAGCTGGAGGCGCCGCCTTCGTAACCTCCGAGCCGTGCTCGCGATGCCTCGAGACCCTGCACGCTGCCGGGATCATGGAAGTGTGGACGATATGAGCACAGTGATCATCGAAGGCCCTGACGGGGCTGGAAAATCCGTATTGCTGCGCCGGCTCCTAGAGAAGCATCCCGAGTACCAGCAGGCTCCCCGGGCGTGCTCGTCACTTGGTGGACCGCTCCGCGGGGATGATCTAGTTGTGTATCTAACCCAGTACGGGAGTATGGATGGCGCCATCTATGACAGGCACCCAGTGATTTCCGGGGCCGTATATGATGCGGTTCTCCGTCAGGCTCCGGATATCACTACGGGGCGATACCTCCAAAAGTCATTTGGTTGGATTGTCAAGAATGCGCGGGTGATCTATTGCCGGCCCCCAATGGACGTGATTTTCCGGGCGGTAGCTGCCAGCCCCCAGATGCCGGGAGTGGCTAGAAACATTTACCGGATTGTTGGTACATACGACAGTGTCATGCACCATTTGGTCCCACACGAAACTTATGACTGGACTACCGATGACCTGCCAGATTTGTGATGGTTACTACGGGGATAATGGGCAGCCGCAGACGATCCCCGACGACTTGCCGGGTACCGTGCTGGTAACCGATGTGGCCCGGGATCCCGAGTGGGTGCGCAGGGTGTGGGAGCTACCAGAGACTCCTGTAATTGTGCCCTCCCTCGGGGTCGGCACATGGAGCACACCCATGGTGGAGCATGCCCATGTGTGTGGGAAGCACCGGCTGATTCCGGCATTGGGGGAGCGCCATGTAGTGGCTGCAGGTCCTGTGGCCACGGCCGCCCTACTTGGGCCGGGCAAGCATGCTCTGGGGCGCTGGCAGGGGCGGGTTATGCCAGCGCCTGCCCTGCCCGGGCCCGATACTTCCCGTAGGGACCGTCTCACTGCGGCATACACGGTCCGCGCGGGTCTGCATCCGCGGGAGCTGGATGTCAAGTACCGTGGTGAACTCATGCCTGCGATGATGTCGTCATGGGCAGAGGATGTGCGCCGAGCTGACGGCCTGGCATGGGATTTGGAGACTTCTGGATTGGACCCCCGTGCCGGGGGCGCACGTATCCTCTGTGTATCTGTCACCACATGGAATGGTGATGGTATTTGTGGCACATGGACGGCCACCGGGGGGGCGATTCCAGAGTTTCTCCACATGACTCACTGGCCTGATATAGTGGCGGCCCACAATGGAAAATATGATCAGCTGTGGGCTCATGAACTGTACGGCGTGGTCCCTCCGGTGACATGGGATACCATGCTGGCGGAACATTTGATCGACTCTGAGGGACCAAAAGGCCTCAAAACACTAGGGGCCAAATACCTGCACATCCCAGATTGGTCCATTGATCTGAGGAACCCTGTGGAGGTACCTGGAGACGTCCTTTCGGAATATGCCGCCATGGATACCGCGGTCACGGCTGAGGTTTGCCGCAGGCAGCAGCCCCACAGGAGGCTGCTGATGGACCTCATGATGCCGGCCAGTCGAGCCTTGCTGGGCACAGAAATAGAGGGTGTGGGGCTCGATGTGGAGGGCGCTGTAGAGCTACGTGAGGACCTCCAGCAGCAGACACGTGACCTCACTGCGCGCATATCCGAGTATGGCTCAGCAGACACGCCTCGACAGGTTGGTAAGCTGCTGTACGAGACCCTAGGGCTGCCTGTGCTGGAGCGCACTGATACCGGACGCCCCCGTGTGGCGGGAGCGGTCCTGAGGAGGCTCAATCACCCTGTGGCAGATATGATTGCTGACAGGGCCAAAATCCAGAAGGGCATATCGGCGTTCCTTACCCCGTGGATTGAGTCCACGAATAGTCGGGACCCGCGTCTGTTCAGCACTTTCAGGCTCGCCGGGACGGCGACCGGCCGTTTGTCCAGTGGTGGCGCGGAGGGGGCGTCTGGGATTAATCTGCAGCAGATCCCCCGTGATCCCCGATACAAGCGTCTTATTCAGGCCCGGCAAGGATATACCCTTGCCGAACTGGATTACTCTCAGATCGAACTCCGAGTGGCCGCGCACCTGTCTGGGGATCCACGTATGTTGGATGTTTACCAGACTGGAGGGGATATCCACTACATGACCGCTAGGGCGGTGACGGGTAAGCAATTTCTGTCCAAGTCAGACCGGACAAAAGCGAAAGCCGTGAATTTCGGGTTCCTGTATGGCATGGGGGCGGGGTCCTTCAGGGACTACGCCCGTGACGGCTATGGGGTAGAATTGTCAGAAGGTGAGGCAGCGGAATACCGGAAGCGGTTCTTTGAACTCTATGCCCACCTTCCGGAATGGCACCAGCGTGTAAAAAACGAGGCCTCTAGAAAAGGGTATGTTACAACGCTTTTTGGCCGAATTCGGTACTTGGATGGGATTACATATTGGTCAGGGTCCCGGAAGACCGCTGCCCTCAGGCAGGCCGTTAATACGGTCGTGCAGAGTGTGGCCTCCGATATGATGGTTCTCTCCCTTGGTCTGATTAATCGACTCATAGTGAATAACTATAAGTATGACACAAAAATCATTGCCACGGTGCATGATAGTGTGTTATTGGAAATACGCAAAGACAGAGCTGAGGCGGTAGCCCGTAAAGCAAAATACATAATGGAGCATCTACCCCTTAAACATTTTGGCGTTACGATGAATGTCCCTATCAAAACCGGTCTAGCCATGGGAGAGCGGTGGGGAGAAATGGAGGAGCTTTGATTACTAGGGAGCCAGGAATGTTGCCAGTCAACGAAGACGGAGTCCCGATAATTACACAATCACTTGTCAATTCATGGATGGACTGTCCGGTGAATGTTTATTACCGGTATATCAAGGGTCTTTCGCCGAAAAACCCTCCAGAGCATATTATCAGAGGCGTATGGATCCATGAATGCTTGGAAGAGTACTACAAAACAGGGTCCTGGCGCGCTAAGCACGAGGAATGGGTCAGTAAATACCCAACCCGGGTACTCGCGCAAGAAATCGACAGGACCCTCACCGGGTATGCGTTCTACTATGAGTCGGACGATATGGATGTGCTGGCCACAGAGCTGCCTCTAGAGGGAGATCTGCCATGTGGCTACAAGTTCTACGGGAAACTGGATGCAATTGCACGCATGCCTGACGGTCGGCGGCTTATTGTTGATCATAAGACCACGAAACGCATCAAGCCCATGGAGCAACAGATCCTCCAGATCCAGGCCCCTATGTATATGTGGCTCTGTGATCAAAACGGGCTGGAGGTCGACGGCTTCCTGTGGAACTATCTCGTGACGCCCGGTCCCCAACCCCCGAAATTCGCTGGGAAGGGCACTCGGTTGGCCTCCCGCCAGCCGCAAACCGATTACCCCACAGCGCTGGAGACGGTCCGTCGAGCCCGTGACGTATACGGAAGTGCATTTACACCAAATAAACGGCATGCCGACGAGGTCAGCGCTATGCTTGACTTCCACCGAGAAGTGCGCATTGGCGGTAAACACGCCGAGGCCAGCCAGTTGTACAAACGGCGATCCGTTCCCCGGTCTGATCAGTGGGTTGGCACCGTCGTTGATCGGGTAGACCGTACCGCTCAAGCCATGTGGAGGCAGGACTGGTCTGATGAGGGTCAGATCCCAGTGGCACCAAACGCATATTGGAGTCCAACGGCCGACTATCTGGATCTGGTCACAGCATACATGATGACAGGAAGCTCGGATCTGGTGGCTACACAAAGGTACACCAGATCTAACCCTATGGAGAGGTACGAATGAACAGGATTATCAAGGCAGGGACGGCGAATTATAGGCCTCCTCGCTATCTGGTATATGGCCGGAGTAAGCAGGGGAAAACAACATTTGCGTGTACTGCCCCAAATGTGTTGGTTCTTGATCCTGAATCCGGTACCCGCGGAGGTGTGTCCTCCGTGGATGTCTACCCGATCGAAAAGTGGCAGGACTGTGACGAGGCACTGAAGTTCCTGCGAAGCTCTGAGCATGACTATGATTGGATTGCCGTGGACGGTCTGTCACGAATCAATCAAATGGCTCTGAGACATGTCATGCGACTTGGGGAGGAGGATGACCTCGCCCGTGTACCGGGGATGGTTCAGCTCCGGGACTATGGTCGCGCCGGTGAGCTCATGAAAGGACTCCTGATGTCGCTCCACACACTGCCTCGTACAGGCATTGTGTACACGGCTCAAGACCGTATGGAGGCATCGGACATCAGCGATGACGACATCCTTGATGAGAACGCCCAGATTCCGGGAGCCCGATACGTTCCTGATCTCCCCAAGTCCGTACGAGCGGCTGCCACGGCACTTGTGGATTGTATCGGTCGCGTTTACTCTGTAACTGTAACCGGGATCCACCCCAAGACCGGGAAGGAGGTCACTCAACGACAGCATAGACTCTGGATCGGCCAGACCGAGCAATATGACACTGGTTATCGATCCGCCCACAAAGGTATTCCGGACTATCTTCGCAAACCCTCAGTGGCTCGCCTGCAAGAGTTGCTGGAGACTGGAAAAACTCACTAACACATAAGGAGCTAACATGGCCAAGATCACTCTCGACTTCAGCAATGTCACTGAAGGATCAACTTTTTCCCCCCGTCGACTCCCCGAGGGGTCCTACCTGGCGGATATCGTCAGGGCGGAGCACAAGGAGTCCAGCAAGGGGAACCCAATGCTGGTCTTTACATTCATCCCGGTGGAGCACCCAACAGCTGTTTACCCATACTATGTTGTTCTTGCGGACAACCAGCTGTGGAAGCTCCGTGCGCTGCTGCTGGCGGCAGGAAAGGACGTGCCGAAGCGCAAGGTCACGGTTGACCCGGAGTCCATTGTGGGCAAGAAAATCATGATTGACCTCGAAGACGCGGAGTGGGAGGGACGCGAAAAGAGCGTTGTCGCAGGTGTTTTTAGGCCTGAACAGCAGACCCCTGATCCTGCGAGGGATGAGATCGAGTTCGACGTAGCCGAGGTCTGATACTCGTCGATAAAACGGGGAGGGGCGAACGCCCCTCCCCTAGCATAGGAGATTGTATGCAACCTGAGTACAGAATTGTCCAGAACGTCAAGAAATTGATCCGTGCCCGCGGAGGGTGGGTCGTCAAAATCCACGGAGGGGCCTACCAGGATGCTGGCACACCGGATTTGCTGGCATGTTACAAAGGTCGGTTCATCGCTGTTGAAGTTAAAACGGCCCGCGGTGTGGCACGCCCGGAACAGCGGGTTGCTCAGAGGGACATTGTCAAGGCAGGCGGATACGCACTCATCACGCATCTGATTGGAGACGTCGCAGATGTCCTCGATGCCATCGACAAGCTTTGACACACTCGCCCGTATCTGGGGTGGGTCGGAGGGGTATGTCTGGACCCCATGGATCGAGGCGGGGTCGTGGGGCGCCTCAAAGGGCCCCAAATACCATGAGGGGCGAGCTTGGCGGTGGCCTGAACAAGCCGATGATATCCGCGCACACATAGAGACCCATGCCAAGGACGACCAGTATTTTACCCCCGGAGTCTTCTCCGCCCCACGCCGAGTAACCCAGCACGCCATCCCGGTACCATGGCTGTGGGCCGACCTAGACCCGGTAGACCCAGCCGGAATAGATGGGCTGACCCCGACGATCGCATGGGAGACCTCTCCTGACCGCTATCAGTGCGTGTGGGAAATGCCCTACCCGCGCGAGGCGGCTACGGAGCACGGCGGCCCAAACCAACGGCTCACCCATTATCTAGGGGCGGACCCATCAGGTTGGGATGCCACACAGCTACTCCGCATCCCTGGCTCGAGCCATAGCAAATATGGTCTCCAGCGGGGTCGGCTGTTGTGGTCTGACGGGCCGCGGCTGCACTGGCGGCAGACCGCTCAGCTTCCTGAGGTGCCCACACGGGACGATGATGCCGCCATGGCGGTCCTGTCTGAAGAGGCCATCCGCGGTGTTGACCGGACTGCTGTGTGGGCCCGTGTGCGTCCGCTGGTATCCACACATACACGGGAGCTGATGGCTCTCCGGGACGGGTCTGGCCTGGACCGGTCTGAGGCTCTCTGGTCGGTGGAGCGTGACCTGGCGGATGCCGGATGCTCTGTTCTAGAGATTGTGGCTGTGGTCATGGGCACCGCCCTGGACAAATATCAGGGGCGTGGCGACCATCTTCGGCGGCTCTCGACCGAGGCAGCTAGAGCGGTGGCCGAGCGCCCCATGACGGCGTTGGAGGGCGGCGCGATGCCTGAGGGCGCCCCTATGTGGGCATCAGACCTGGCATCGGTGTGTATTCCTCGTCCCCGGTGGTTGGTCGATGGTATCTGGACTCGCGGAGGCTGCGGCTTTATTTCCGGCATGCCGAAAAGCTACAAGTCTTGGCTGGCGCTTGATATGGCGGTGTCCGTAGCCACGGGTGCGCCCATGCTCGGGTGTCATCGAGTGGCCGCTTCCGGGCCGGTTCTGTACCTGCAGGAGGAGGACTCTCTGGCGACCACGGTGGACCGCTTGGATCAGGTCGTGGAGGGCCGCGCCCCAGCGTATCACTGGGGAGGGTCGCTGGAGGGGCTGAACTGGGTGCCGCCCCACCCACTCCCGATCGACCTGCAGGTCCACACGGGGATAGTGATATCAGATCCTCGATGGCAGGCCTGGCTCGGAGAGCGGGTCCGCAACTATGGCTATCATGCCGTAATCATTGACACTCTCACCACAACAGTTGGGGATGTGGACCTCGACAAAGCGGTGGATCTCCAGACCCGTGTCCTTAGGCCCCTCCGGGAACTGGCTCAGACGTATGACTGCGCGGTGGTCATCGTGCACCACAGCCGCAAGAACTCGCAGGGCAGCCGGCGCGGCGCAAACATGCTCGGCAGCGTGGCGCTGCACGGCTGGGTGGACTGCGCACTATATCTAGATCGGGATGAGGAATCCGGTGTCATCACCGTGTCCCCTGAGGGCAAGCATGACCCTGCTGAGGGGTGGTCAATGCGCGTGCCCCGGATGTATCGGGACTGGGCTACCGGGGCCCGGCAGGTGTGGGATCCTGAGCCGGTCAGTGCCCCAGACAGCCCGGCCAAGCCCCAAGCAGGGAGCAAGATCGCCGGGATTGTACGTAGCATGGGGGGCGTAGCCACGGCTGACCAGCTCCGAGACGTTGTGGGCCGGGGGTATGCTCGTCAGGTGGCCTCTGCCGTGGCCAACGATCTGCTTACGGAGGAGCCTGTAGGCGTATTCACCGTAGTCAAGCCGAAATGAGCATTCCAAACTGCGCGTTTTTATGCGCCACAACCTGGGCAGGGTAGGGTTTAATCCATGGAAAACACCAATGACCTCGCGGATCTGATCATGGATTACGGCAGTACTTTTTACGGCTGCGAAACCCCAGGGTACATGGCCTCCCAGTGGATTAGAGCCCTACCCAAGGCGGACCTCTCCGACTTCCATGAATGGTTCGATCGGGGATTTTGGTCCCCAGATGTTGCTCAAACCCTCTCTGGCGCGGGGGTTTTCCCCTGGGAGGTTCCATCTGACGTGGCGTACGACCTATGCAATGGAGACCTCTCCGTATCCCTCTTCCTACAGACAAGAAGGTACTGACTATGTATGAAAACGCAACCACCTACACATGGTGGGATATTGAGGACTGTGTCGGATCCTTGGCGGTCCAAGCCGTCAACCGCTGGGAAACCCTTGGCCTCCCCAAGGACACTGCTGGAACTCCTGCGGTCCTTCGGACCGCGGTGACTGACAAAGCAGAAATCGTGTACACCATCACCCTGTTTCATGGTGATACTGCAGTATACACCGCCGAAGGGGAGATCCAGATGTCCGGAGTTCCTTCGCATATAGCTGCGACTGCTGCGGAGAGCACGATTTTTGAGAGCGCAGCAGAGCTTGTCGGCGAAGACGTTGCAAGTAAACTCATAGAAGGGCTGCTGTCATGGCTGCGCCGGCAGTAGGGACGTCGTTGGGGCAGAATCCATTCAAAATTCAAGATACCTTTACATGGGAGGATTTGTCTCGCGGGTACAGTTGTGCAGCAGAGCAAGCCAGGCATAACTGGGAAGTAGATGGTATTCCAAAGGGACCAGAAGCCCACTTCTTTGAGATCCGCATGAACGCTTTCAAAGAGCGGGGAAAGTTCACCCTGACGATTTCCATTCTTTTGCTGCCCTATGACTTCCTCGCATACTCGGATACCTATAGCCTGCGAACGGCGGAAATCATGGATCTGGCAATCCTAGCCATGGCGTACCTTGAGGGTCTACTCGGGATGCCTCTGGCAGAGAGAACCATACGTAGTTATGGAGGAAAGATCCTAGAGTGGCTACATTCTGTAGCTGCCATATATGAACAATGAGGATTGGAATGGAACTAACAAAATCACAGCAGGAATTCCTTGAGATCCTGAACACCTTGAATGCCACGGGGGTGACCCCGAATGTTTTGCAGGTGGCGACCGCCACCTGCAACAATTTGTCGCGAGGACAGATCTTGTACAAACACAAAGTCTATAAGCAGCTGGCCGATCGGGGGTTGGTGGGAGACCTAGGATCAGGACAGACACACGCCCTAAGAATTACCCGAGAAGGCCTGAGGGCCATAGGAGAAATACGATGAAGAACGCACTCGCCGCAGCATCAGTAATCGGCGGTTTCCTGATAAGTGTATATGTGTCGCTGGTAGGCGGGAGCCTGCTGCTGTGGCTGGCACTGGCACTGATTTTCGTGGTGCCCATGGCGCTGGCTTCATGGGATTAGGGGAGGCACGGAGCATCGTCGAAACCCTCAACTATGGAAGGAGATACAACCACTGATAGGTGAAAACCCCCGGTCAAACGGCCGGGGGTTTTTGTCACCACCCCAAAAACACCGGGATGTTGACAATCACCCGGCCGCCCTCTTTATCCATAGAGTGGCACCACACTTCCATAGCTTGGCCATTCTCAGACGCCCCGATGTACATAGCCCCGCCATTCGGGGTAGTAATCTCAGACAGGGTCCTGTTGTGCCATTCCCCACCAGAAAAGCTCACCAACTTCTGCGGCCACTCCGTGGCCACATCCGAGTCAAGACGAAGATCCAGATGGACATTACCGGCGCCACCGGCAGAGGTCAGCGTGATTCTTCCCTCCGGGTTGTGGTCCCCAGCCCCGGATTTCACACCCGGTTCAAACCGACCGACCACAGACACCGATGGGCCTGGAGCCTCAGGAACCGTAAGATGGGGGACTAGAGTTCGCTCCTCGTCGCGCAGCTCGAAATGATAATCTCGGCCACGCTTGATATCAGCATGACCAATCTGTGGTATAGGGAGCAGATATGAGACTTCCCGACCCCCGGCCTCACGTACAACCAGCCTATCGCCGTCCACACGTACCCCCACCACACCGGACTGATGGGGCGTGGGTGGCGCCGGAGGGTCGTTACCTTCCTGCCACGACAGGAGACCTATATCGTATGAGTACCCATCCTCCAATCTGAGTGGCTCATAGGTTCTCTGCGACACTCCAGTTGATAGCCGGAGAATCCATTCCACACCAACAGCCAGCTCCACAGCTCCTATGTCCCCGCTCGCTGGGACCCGCTTGACAACAGTCGATACCTCGACTGTGCCATCCGGGGTTTGCGCCAGACGGGATCGTGGGGTTGCTGTCAGCCATCCCCCACGGGGAAGCTTACCTATGACCTTTCCTGTCTGCATTATGCCTCCTATCCGTAATGGACATCGGGATTGTTCATTTATGCCGGGTACCTCCTACTTGTGGTATTATATCCAATATGAAACAGCAGATAGATGGAGATACCTGGATAGGCGAGTTCTCCTACACCCGTAGTAACCTGATGAACGGGCTCGGCCCCATCGCGCGCAGGGCGCAGAAGAACCACGGAGGAGTCGGAGCTCCGAATTCCTCACATACCGGGATGGCTCGGGTGAGGATTCGCCCCGACAAGACCGCGACTTGCATATTGGATCTCAAGGTTGACAACAAAGTTGTCTACACTGTGGCGGTTGACACTGAAAAGCTGGTTGGTATCACAGGCCGCTCCCTGGTCTCTGATACCGCCGATGCAGTACGGTACCTCCTGGGCGAGGTCTTTGGGTGTCTCACCTTGGAAATGCAAGACCTGGATGGACTGGTAGCATGGACCTACCGTCAAATCTACGGCCGACCGATGCGCTAGGGCCCGAGTCAGCAGCCCCATGCGTAAAACAGCCCCCGAAAACCGGGGGCTGTTTGCTATTACTTACCGATTACAGATTCCACAGATCCGATCGAGGTACAAATCGAGGCCAGAGCTGCCGCGCCGACCACAGACAGCGTCGACCTCCAATCAATGGAAAGCAGGCCGGCCTGTGCCACGCCAACCACAGCAACCAGCGACTGTGCTGCAGTTTTGACTGCCCGTTCCAAAGCATTCAGCCAAAATACCTTAGTCCACATGTTTTATTCCTCCTTCTCCAGTTCGGACACTCTGCCCGAGATATCGTCAAGTCTCTCTGCCACATGGTGCCCATCCATCGTGGCCCGGCGGCCAGCTTCCAAGATCAGTTCGCGCTGTTGATGCAGCTCACGGTCCTGGCGCATAGTGGCTATCGTCAAATCCTCAACTGCGGCAGACAGGGTATCCAATTTGGAAACCACACTGTCCACGGCGTCTCGGAGGGACCCCCCGGAATTAGGGCGCTGTTCATGCAGAATAGCGCTGGTCTCCCGGGCCGTTTTTGCGTTTTCACTCCGCATGTCCAGTATCTCCCCCCGAACCCGTACTCCTGTATACCAGGCCGTGACGATGGCTCCCAGGCCCGCCAGCACCGGTCCGAGATCCTGCCACCACGGCAGCCATATCTCAGGAGGCATGGTCCTGGGTCGCCAGCAGCTTCTCCAAGGCCGCATCAATACGGTTCATACGAGCCTCGAGCCTTAGCACACCACTCTTGGTATCTGCGAGCTCCTGTCTCAGAGAGACAGGAGCCTCACGCATGATGTCCGATGTCTGGGAAACTGCTTTGGCCAGACGCGCGCCAGCATTGTCGGGGGAATCCCCAAAAGTGGCAGCCCACACGTGCTGCGCTGCCAGATCCGCGATATACGCGGCCTCATCCGTCGGCGGGTTAGCCGCCCTACCCAGCAGATCCGATGCTTTTCGACCACCGCCGAAGCCCGCGGCCCACACCGCCGAAGCGATCTTATCAATATCCTCCGGTGTTACCACTTCAACCTCACTTTCCGCGGCCCCCCCGCCAGAGGGACCACCACCATTCTTATATAGCCACGTGCCGGTATTGGCAGCGGCGTGCTCCACATCCTCCCAAGGGAATCGCCCAGACGTGCGGTTCAGCAGAGACACGTGCATATGATGCTCGTGGCCACTGTTGGGGCGCCACGCCCACCCGTACGTACGTGAACAAATACGCCCATGATATATGACATAGTGGACACGCGGATCACCAATACAGGCGTTCAGAATCCTCTGAATATCGACACCACTCTCGGTGATGTCCGCCGCCCTGACCACCCCCCGGGAATCTGGGTTGTGTTCGCTGATCCCCCTCTGGTGCCCCGCATCGCCGATGGTGCCGTCAGAGCTACGATCCCTATTCGGCCAAATAGCATCAACCTCAGCGATCAGTGTCCTCAGCGCGGGGGCTAGAGTCCAACTCATGCTTCCTCCTTTCCTCTCCAACCTCGGTGTGGCACTGACTGCACCACACGTCCCTACCGCACAGATACATATGCGCGCCAACCGCCCCACATGAGGGGCAATCAGCCACAAAAATACAACTACTAAGCACAGCTACTCACCTCATCCACAGAACAACAGCACTGACAGCCGCATACCCACCAGTAAGAGCCCCCCCAGACGCCAAACGTGCATCGGTGGAAACCGTGAAGTACTGGCCAAGACTAGACAAATAAAACGGCCACATAATCGCAGCCGGAACATCAGCCGAACCCATCATGGACATCATCTGTGGGCTGTAGTTAGAGCCGCACTGCAGTCGGCCATAGCACCAACCAGCAGCTTGATTAGCGTCATACCGTGGGGCGATAGTTCCACCTACCATTACTACTGCCCGTGTGGCCCACGGGGCGCACGGCACAGTCGCCACAGATGCTGTGCTCCAGCTGGACGACGGCTGCCATGAATCGTTGGACGCCTGGTAGGATTGGGCATTGATCTGCTCGCGCAGTGCGTCCGGGCCGATAAGACCCTTACCGATCTCCAGCGTGCCATCAAAAATTGCTGAGCCTGACACATGCAAAGTACCGCGAGTCATTCTGATATCACCCGAGCCGATAGTAGCTGCGAACTCAGCCATTCGGGATTCAAGCATATCGACGCGATCAACCAATGCCCGCAACCCGGCGTCATCTGCGGGACGATCAATAGCCCTAGGATCAATACCCACTGGTCACCCCCTGGAGAATAGGCTTGATTTTGATGATCTGCCCAGACACCGGGTCCGGATCCGCCACCCAACCCAGCAATCGAGCTCTCAAATCAGTATTAACCTCAGGTAGATTCGGGTTTCTTAACTCTACATCTATAATATCACCAATTTCAAAATCCCTCGTCGGGATACAATCTTCCAATAGAACCTCGATAGCGTATGAATTCGTGCCATCCTTCTGGGTATCCATGGCAGCATCCACATACCCGCGTATAATGTCCGGGTTTTTCGACCCCGTATCGGGGCTCCACCGTCGCTCTACACGGAGGAATCCGGCACCAAGATAAGCCTCGGCCTGCACCGTGTACATGTACCGCTCATCACCCTCCCGGTTCGCCGTACCGGTGAAAATCGTGGCACCCTTTCCATCTGTATAATCCTCCGTGCGGGTCCACTCGCCACGGGAGAGCACACCGCGCGCAGAAGAAGACCCGAGACGATCCGACACCAGAGCAGCAAACTCCAGATTCCCATGCTCACCAACGGACCACCTGGTTGTGAACTCACATCCGGCTCGGGACGACATAAGATTCTGCAAGCCAGTAAGACAGGTCATATCCTGGTCACTGGTGTATGTCCTGTCACCCACACGGCCGGGATCTTCCTCCACATGGCCAGAGAACTCCTGTGCCAGACGATCCAAACCGATTTTCCGGGCAATAGTTGTATACGGCAGACCGCGGTACTCCCCGGCCTCGATGTAGTTTCTGGCCAGCCAACCCTCAGCAGGCTGGAGGCCTAGCTCAATGGTGTTGCCGGACCCAAAAATACGCTTCTCAACCCACCCGGCCCAAACCACATAGTAAGCCCCGCGGGCTTCCACCACACCGGCCAAAATTGCCCGAAGTGGTTGTGTAGCAACCTGCCACAGCGGAGGAAGGCGGTCACAAACAGGCAGTTTGAGCGTGACCGAATCCGACCTGCCCATGATATGGGAGACACTCCCGGACACCATTGCGCCCGGGAGTTCCGTAATGGCTCTCCCGGTGCGCTCATACGATATCCACCGAATGCCGGGGTTACCCATTGTCCGTGGCCACCCAGTTCACTGCAACCTGCGCGCCGGTCTCCACGAACATCGAGAATTCTGACGCGGTGATGTTGAACACTTTCGGGGCGTTCCAACCGACATTACCGGCTGGAGATGCAATGGTGCACACCACAACTGGCGGATTCCGGAAACGCCCCGGTGGGAACGGGACAACTTTGGTATATGAACCCGGGCCGCCAACCAGAACACTACCGGCGGCAATCTGCGGGACCTTGGGCATTTCATCCGCATACGCAAGACGGCGCCACGAGGACCCAGTCCACACCAGATAAGACCCCTGTTTCGTCACATAAATGGGGGTACCTACCCTCAGAGCCAACCCACTGGGCGCGTCGGTGTTGATTACCGGGATGACCCCCCCGGCAGCCGCCGTGTACTCCCTGATATCGGTAGCGGAGATACCGCCGGCCGAACGGACCCGCAGCTCGGCAAGTGGAAGTACCCCGGTAGGCAGGGCCGGAGCCTGCGGCGATGGCGACGCCGTGCCCTGCACCACAGTAGCTGCCGCTTCATACTTACCCGAGGAGTCCGCAGATCCATCCAAAACTCGGAGCCCCACCACGTCGATACGGTCATACGTGGCATGCTTGGTGGGGATGCTCACAGTGTTCGAGGACCCGGAAGAAACCCAATATGAGCCATTGGTGCTCAGCGCCGGGGTGATAACTGCGCATCCAGCAGATATCACCGCACTGGATCCGGACACGGACACCGCAAAACCTGACGACACACCCGCCCTGACAGCGTTGGTGTGCGCATCATGAGTCATGGTATTGCCCACAGCAGCCCGACGAAAATCTGCAGGCTGAATAGCGACATTATTGCCTATCGGAAGAACCGGATCAAAGGCCATTACACGAGCTCCTTTATTGTAATAGTTGCAGTGCTAGTCTGATTATACTCCGCCGCCGAATATCGAATAGTCCAATAGCCGTCACTCAGCGACTCCGGCCACTCTCGAATGGACGGAATAGCGGGTACGTCGCCCCCGAGGAGAGCCGACCTCCGGAGAGGATCCACAATCAGCTTCTCTCCATACCCAAGCGTGAGCCCATCCCATGTCAAAATGTACGACCGCGACACCCCAGTAAACAGCAGCGACGGCGACACTACAGGCCCCGAAATCTCCGCCACAAGCCGAGCTGCATACGATACATAAACTGTAACTTCACCCTGGGTAGTAGTAGTGGCCCAACGAAGCGGAAACAGCCACGGGAACCTCAAGCCCCCGCTGATCTTGTGCAGTCGAAGTTCATGCCGTGCATACCCACTGGAATCCAGCTGCCCGTCAGGCCCTTGGCCGCCCCGGAACCATGCTGGGTCAGCCGCCGTCAGCTGAGTGTCCCAATGAAACACCTTCGCGTCATTGGTGAAGCTGATTTTCAGCTCACCACTACGACGTACCATGATGGACTGCCACCCAGCAGCTGTTCGCACAGAAAGCCAACAGTCGCCATTTCGGAGTGTCTTCCGGAGCAACCGGATAGCCCCTTGCGCATCCTCGGGGGATCCCCCGATGTAATGCCCAGAAATACCCCCAGACATGGCCCCGCTATATGGGTCTGTCATCCACACACCATCTAGCTGAGTCCGTTGGCCCGATGTGTACACGGGGGCCGGAAGACCCCACATAGACACTTCAGAGGTCACCCATTTGTCCCCGTCGTTCAGGTCCAGTCCGCGAATCACTACACTTCTGGTCACATCAGCCTCCTAAGCGCCTGGGACACCGCCACAGCTGTGGAGTACGGGTCAACGTTGTATGTGTTGATTGTGGCACTACTGGAACGCGCCGGCATGGGTGCCGAGGTCACTCCGGACTCCCCCGGAATGATATTTCTAGCGGTCTGGGCGATCCCGCTGGCTCGGTTCTCCAAATATCCCTGCTGGCCGGCAATTGAGTCCGCAAAATCCCGAACAATTGCCTCACCCGAGTAGGTCACATACCCTCGGCCAGAGAAAGGCCCCCACTTGGCCGGAGAGAACGGCCACAGACCCCGGAGTTTGGACATCCCATCAGAAACCCAACTGGTCAGTTTGTTCCACGAATTCTGAATACCTCGGAGAAATCCATTCACCAGAGCCTCACCTGACCGCAGCAGGAAGCTGCCCATATCTCCCAGAGCTCGCATGATGGCCCCCGGGATACCCGCCACGAACTCCACCACGCTGTTCCACACACCCTTGGCGCCCTCGAGGAACTGGCCGGTCCATTTAACCGCGCCATCCCACAGCTTGGGTCCGAGGTCCGCGATGGCCGCGATAATCTTGCCAGGCAGCTCAGTGAGCCACTTTACATACCCGAGAAAGGCATCAACCCCAGCTTGTACAAATTTGCCGAACCACTCGACAGCCTTAAGCCACAGGTCCCCAAGGAACGCCAAACCATCGAGGATAATCCCGGGCAGGTTACCGATGAATTCACCGAGAAGGCCGAACCCAGCAATGGCAGCGTTAGAGAAATCCTCAGCCCATTTCATCGTGACAATGTATTCAACAAAGGCGTTGAATCCGTCAACGATTTTCTGCCACAGACTCGCAAGCCACTCGCCGAACCCCGCGAAAGCTGCCTTGACGCCTTCCCAGCCGCCCGCTAGCCAGTCAAGACAGGCCTTCCACACACCGTTCAGCCACTGCACCACCGAATCCCAGTTCGCAATAAGCAGGTACAAAGCGGCTGCCAGAAGACCGATACCCGTCACAATCCACGTAATCGGATTGGCCAGCATTGCTGCTGTGGCCGCCCAAATAGCCGCCGTAACCTGGTAGATGCCCACAAGCAGCAGCCCGGTCAGCAGGGTCGCCAGAGCCCCGAAAACCCACGTGTTTTGCTTTACCCAGTCACACAAGGACTGAAAATGCGGAATCAATTCGGCAACGGTGTCTCCCAGCCACGTAAAGACCGCGGAGCCCAAAGGCTCAAGGGCCTCCAGCGCCCGGTTCTTCAACAATTGCCACTGCTCAGCAAAGTCCATTGTCTCCTCGGCCAGACCGAGGATGGAATCATCGGTTGCCCCGATAGAGCTCATCATGTCTCCGGCGGACAGCTGGCCGGTTTTCATGGCCTCAACAAACTGTTGCGCTCCCCGAGTGCCGAAAATCTTAGACGCCAGCTCTAGGGCAGAAGCCTCATCCCCCTTATCGATGAATCCCTGCATTTCACTGGTGACGCGCTTAAAGGCTTCTTTCGGGTCCTCGCCCTTCTTTGCCAGAGTGACAAGGCCCTTGCCAAGAGCCGCCATAACCGCGCCGGAATTCAAACCGGCCTTGTCAAATGCGCCCACCATTGAAATGGTGTCCTCGAAACTGAACCCGAGCTGCTTCATACTCGGGGCGGCGGTCTGGGCCACCTGAGCGAGCTCATTCATTCCCACACCGGTGGCCTGCGAAACCCTGAACAAATTGTCCATGGCTGCCGAAACTTCATCACCCTTCAGCCCGAAAGCAGAGAACGCCGCAGTGGTTTTGTTGATATCCACATCCTGACCAAGCAACCGGCCAGCCTCCAGATACTGGGAAGCCACTTTCTCCAAGGTCTCCCCGGAAAGCCCCAAACGAGTATTGAGGTCTGCCACGGTGGAGCCAATCTTGGAATACTCCTCCGGAACAGACCGCCCAATACGCCTAGCTATATCCACCATACTCTGGAGGGACTCCCCGGAAGCCCCGGTGCCAACACGGATGGTGTCATTGACGTTGTCGAAGACATTACCGACTTCATAGAGACCCTTACCGAGCCCGGCCAGCATACCCCCCGCCAGTGCAGGAAGCGCCCAGCCCTTGAGCCCCTCGGCAAGCCTTTCGGACAACCTCTTGCCACCCTCGGACCCTGCACTGTCCGAGGCGCTACCCACAGCGCTTGATATCTCGTCAGTGATTCTTTTTTCGGAGCCCTGCATGGAGGGAACCAGCTGGAAATAGCCGGTCGCCAACTCTACACTACCCATTATTCCACCACTCTTCGAAGTCCGCTGGTGCTATTGGGTCTGCCCCGAACCTCTGAATCTCCCCGTCGCCATCCCCCGGCCTCGGCATTGGCTTCGGCCGACGGGCACGCTTGTCACCGCCCCGCTGCCAATTGGCAGCGTTGAGAAGGTCCACGACATTGGCCAGCATGTACTCCGTGGCCGCCCACGGAGCGCCCAGAACAGCTGCCAAATGGGACCCCGGATCAGCTGTATATATTACGGCCCTGAGGTCGGACCACGTACAGCGATCCGACCCCACATCCCTGAGCCTCAGGCCCCTGCGAATAAGCTCACCCTCCACAGCCATATGGTGAGCCATCACGATACTCAGGAGCCCGACGATTCCCCCATGGAAATTCCAGAATGCTCTGCCCAAGCCTTCATGAGTTCCGCAGCCTGAGTTTCATCAATCAGATCAAGAATGCCCGAGGAGAACCGCTCCAAAAGCTTCAACTGTGCCTCAGCCGCAGCAGCCACATCCTCAGGCCGGGGGTCACGGCCCCGTTGCTGTGCTTTGACCAGGGGCTTGGCCGCCTCAGCCAAGCCCAAACGTGCCCCAATCGGAAGCCGATTCATATTCGGAAGCTCACGGATCTTCTTCTCACCCGGGACCCGGAACCGGAACTTCTGGGACTGGCTGAGATCAACTTTGTTGAGTTCAAAAACGTCACTCATGCCGAGAACACCCCGTCGTCAAGGAGAATATAGATAGAGTTGCCGTGCTTATCCGGGTAACAGGACAGAGTCACAGGCCACTTGATCGCATCCGTGGCGCTGAATGTAATTGTATCAGTGGAAGTCACCTGACCATCTGGCACAAAAATAAGAATACGAGCCTTGCCATCCTTAATCTTGAAATACCAAGACTTGTGTGGCAGCTCATCAGCCTTAATCTTAACAGTGGTGCGAGTACCCGTAGACGAGGTCGCTTTGGCAACCTCAACATTGCCCTCGCCAGCAAAGTTCTTGAGCGACTGCTCATTAGTCTCGAGCTGGGTCCACTTCAGCTCACCCGAAAAAGTTTCGAGAATTTTCTTGACGATCGTTCCCGACCAGTCCTTAATGTCATTAGTCGAGCGATCAACAGTCAGCTCGAGGCCATCCTCAGACACGTAGCCAGCATCCACAGCCTCCGATGGAATCACGTCCCCTGCATGCGTCGGGGCGGTGTCCTGAAGCTTCGGAGACGCCAGAATAGCGCCAGTAACAGCCTGATCAGGTCGACCAGCAAAAATATTAAGGTTATTAACTGCCATTGTTTCTCCTCCTAAATGGCAATACCGGCCACATGCAGCCGAATAGCAAATGAATAACGGGAAACACCGGTATTTGGGTCCGGGTCCGGATATGGGGCTACAACCACTTGGCAGTTGTGGCACGGATAGGGGCCGACCCAGCCACTAACAGGTAGCCCCTCCAGTATCTGCAGCACCGTCGCGGCCAGCTGAAAAGCCGCATAGTCATCCTGAGGACTTACCCCCCAGCAAGAAACAGATATCTGGTGCACCGACCTCCGAGGGTCCAGAATCTCACCTCCGGTCGATCGCACAACAACACACGGAGTCTTACCTATCCGATCCGCCTTACCGGAAGCACGAATGCCATCCTTGGCGCTCAAATGTCTAATTACCGCAGTTTCAACATCAGGCCTGATGATGACACTCATGAGAGACCTCCGAAAGCCGTCGTAAGCACCTTGTCCACTGCCTCCATTTTAGCGCCCCTGAATGTTTTAGGACGTACTGTAACCCTGGCTCGTCGAGCACCCTCATACTCAGAATATTCGAAATCATCCGGGCCAGCTTGGTTGACCATCTGCTCGCCCCATGAACGGAGCTTATCCTTAACACCATCGCTCTTACGAATGGCATCAAAAGCCTCATAATGGAATTCAAGTTTTGTCAAACCTCCGGCCATATCAGTCAGCCCCCACCAGAAACAAGCACGTATGATCCAGGATTGTGCCGGAATCCCACACCTGAGGATGTGCGTCCACCCGGTACTTGGGAACCAACTCGTCCTCCCAAATACTGTCATAGACACCCTTATAGCGGGCCACAACATCAGCTGTCAGAACAGCCACGAGATCCCACCGAAAAACAGACGTTCCCACAGGTGCCCACACCGTATAGGCGACTTTACCGTCGCCCTGGTAGGACCCCTCCAGACCATCCATTAGACCGGGTTGAACAGAGCACCCCGGAACAATCCCACGAGTACGCACTTTGCCATACTCCCATTCACCACGGGGATTGAGCTTCCGCTCCGGAGCCCCCACAATGATGGTCTGGGTCATGTGAGATACAACACTCATGGCCGCTCACTCAGAGTATATGGGCCCAACACACGCCGCACCGCCTCACTGACAGCCAGCTGGCCCCCAGCAGTACTATAGGACGCCGAAATCGAACCCACAGCCTCCTGAGTCCTGCCCAGAGGGCTGGCCCACGAGGCCAACACAATTGATGCCACGGCCGACGCCACAGCTCCCGGAACCTGCTCGTAGCCGTGCGTCATCACAACCGTCGCGGCCCCCAGGCGACACGGCAGCTCCCGCTTAGTACGTACCATCCCTCGCGGGGACCAGCCATCCAGCTCCCACTCTTCGTCCCCGACCGCTACCACAGGGGAGGCGACAAGCCTCAGAGTCGGCAGGATCAGCGTATTACCCCCATGGGTGTCCATAATCACCGCGTGGGTCTCTACTCCAGCTATGTGCCAACCGCACACGTCCCTCACCACATCCGAGGCACGCTGAATCCAGCCCGAGAGTCCCGGGCTGGATTCAGGTACCCGGCCCAGACTGGCTTCTGCCAGCTGGGCCGGGGTGATAAGGCTACTTGCCACTTGGCTTGTCCTTCTCCTCGACTTCTTCCGCCGCGTGCTGAGGAGCGACACCGAGACGCTTAGCATCTTCGGCGGACAGCTGAATCGTCACCTGGTCACCGTGCAGCAGAACTTCATAGATGTCCACGCTGCCTCACTTCGACAAATCAATGGTTGCGAAAGCCAGCGGCTGACGCACAGCCAGAAGCTCACGCACTTCAAGACGAGTAGTCACGATGTCCTTGGTAAAGTTGTCCGCATGGCTTGTCGTGGTCTCCACGCGAACACCACCGCGGTGATACAGAGTCGCGGCATCCTTGAAAGCACCAACGAGGGCCTTATCTGCCGGCATGGCTGGAGTGACGACCGTGGTAAGGCCCCACAGGCTCGGGTACAGCGTCAGACCATCCTGACTGTACTGCCCGGAGAACATGCCACCGCCGTAGTACTGGCCATTCTGATCCTTCGCCAAACGAAGCTTCTCGTAAACAGCGGGGCTTGTCACCACAGCATCGGCTGTATAACCCGAGCTGCGGCCGACAGCGGAGATACCCTTGAAAATGGCATCCGCCTCGGTGTCCGTACCCTTGGTGAGGGACTGAACGC